AATATAAACAGAATAACTATTATTTCCTGTTGATGATAATGTGTGAGCCGTTACTGTTGAGTTTTTTACAATAGAACCTGCACTTACTGCTGTTCGTGTAATTTGAAAAAATCCTCTTGTATCAGTATTTGCTACATTTGTTGATGATGAACTGTTTACAAAACTTGTAATATTATTTGAATTTCTTAAAGCCATCGTAGTTGTTATTGTAGCAGGGCTTGTTTGTCTTGCACCAAAAGATATTGCTGTACTATCTGCTCTATTTGTCCTTGAATAAAACCCATAAGATTGAGAATTTTGAGCAACATTACTTGAAGGTATAAAAAAAGTATCCGCGTATGCGCTTGTTCCGTTTGGCGTCATTCCTGAATTGCTAAATGTAAAGCCAGTTGCAAATGACAATCTAAATGCCGCATTTGTATCTTGGGGGTTAACTAAATTCCATTTACTACTTGAAGCACTACCCCAAATAGGTAAATACATTGCTTTTAACTTTGTATATATTCCATCAGTTTTTAAACCTAAATAAAAGTCGTTTATAGCTGTTTTATCAGCATTACTTGTTATTGCAGTATTTGCTGTAAAGTATGCTTGTGCATCCGCATCATACGAAGCACCACCACTTACTGAATAATCACGAGGTGTTATACCTAAACTTAGCTTCATTCTGAATAAGCTATGATTGAACCTGAATTTAAAGTCAAGTTAGTAAATACAGCATCACCAGGAGCGTATATAATAGCGCCCTGTTTTAATGTTTTACCACTTAAACCTATTGATGTTAAATAATTTGTAGTTGTATCAGTTGCAAAGCCACCTGTTAATGTTGCTACTACAGTATCGGCTTGAACTATAAAACAATAGTATTTTTTGCCTGTTCTTGCAACTGTGTTATCTATATACTCACAGCCACCATTAGCTGTTAATCTTAAAGCATTTGCCATCTTATTTATTTTTTATTAAGTACCATTATTTCTTTAATTTATAACCATAACGAATAATTGTTTGTGGTTCGCTTAAATCATAAGCATAAAATTCTTTTGTTTCCAATATGCCATCTGTATAATAATAAATATTATACTTTCCGTTTTCTAATTTTATTTCGTATTCAAACATTTTAATTTGTTTTTGCTCGTATTCCTATTCTCCATGAAGTTGGATTAGTAGTCCAAGTTGGTGTTAATATTTTAAATGACCAGTTATCAGTACTATTTACATTTATATTTAAACCTGTATATAAAAATGTTTTTGATTGATTAGCGCCAAAATCACTTGTAAATGTTCCAATAAGGTAATCTGTAGCAGTTGTTAAATTCCTTAAATATACATTTACAGTTTCATTACTTCCATTTGTAGCTTGTAATATTATCAATGATACCTCTTTAATAACCTCTGTTCTATCAAAACTAAATTGTCTTACAGTATCTGTAATTGCCAATGTTTCAAAATTAAATGATAAATAATAAATTGTTGCATCAACTGGATTTGTTGTTGAACTACTCGCAAAATATGTATTATAAGGGGTATATCCTAATGCCTGTACTATTGACTTATTCTCGTATCTTGTAGTGCCTGAACTCCAAAAGATACCGTCATTGTTATTAGGACTTGGTAAGTAGCAATTATGTAGCTCACCGATTTCGTAACCATTATCTATCTTACAATAAATTTTACCATTATTAGCATGAGCGTAAACTACATATCCAATTATTACTGAATGATTTGGTGCTGTAGGTCTTATATTAGTTATGCCACCATCAACAAAAGGACTTAAAAATAATAAATCACCATCTGTCCATGTTTCAGTTTGTAAACTACCTGTTGTATTTAAGCCACTTAATTCTCCAATAACAACTAACTTTCCTGTTTCATTATTTAAAATATTTTCGTAAACTATACCAATAGTATCAGCACTATTTGCATCGCTATCTGCTAAAGCATAGTCAACAGCCAATCTTTGACCTTGTGCCGAACTTACTTTAACAACCTTATATCCACTTGCTAATAAATTATCACCTGTTTTATTTACTACTGTCAAAAATAAATTCTCAGGATAGGCTGCGCTACCTTCAGGAACGTAATCTAAATTACTCCATGTATCAACTCCGTTACCTATCTTATGACGTGGCTGGTCTGTGCCTGTATAAAGTACATCGGTACTTAAAGCCATTTCACCGGCCAACAAAATAGGATTGTTTGCAGTCCAATTTGCCGATGTATCACGTCTTAATTGTATTTTCGCTGTTATTGTACTCATGCTTGTATTATCGAATTTGTGTAAGTTGTATTACTTGCTCCGCCATCTATTGCACTTACTTGTATAACTGAATAAGTACCACCACTTGAAATGGTTGTTATTATTTCATTGTTTTGGTTTAATATAGTAACAGGTTCACACGTGCCACCGAATTGTGCTGAACTTAAACTACCACTAAAAGGTATCTGGCATCTATCATAAGTAAATGGTATTCTTAAAGTTAAGTCAAAAAAGTATCCTGCTGTTTCATCATCAAACCTTGTATGGTAAAAAGGATTCAAAGTAACTGAATCACTTACTAAACTCCAACCATAAATAGAACTTCTACATTGTGCAATAACATCTAAACAAACTTGTTGCATATCGCTTAATACTTCTAACTCGTTTAAGTTACCTTTTAACATTCTATCTGATATGTAAATAGTAACCACATGTAAGTATGCCCCACCTTGCACCTGAGCTGGTTGATAATCAACCCACATTGCAGGGTAGTTAGTCGTTCCGCTTGTTGCAAATTCAGTTACATTCCCATTACCAAATGAATTAATTTGATAATGTGCAGATGCAATATTATTTAGATTTTTTATTACTTGGTTTAAAGTTATCATTCAAATACTTTTTTAAACATTCTACTTTCTTAATAAACTTTAATTCTTTTTTAGACACGTTTTCTTTTTTCAAATAAGTCTTCATAATTAATATATCTGTTTTGAACATTTAAAAATATTCCACAATCATACGGACTTGCACTTGGATAAATAACATCAAACCCATCTCCAGGATTATCATATAATGGATATAAGTCGCTGTTTTCAAAAAGATAATCAATTAATCTTTGTGTATGGTATTGTGCCTTTTCACTTACTAAGTTTGTAAACTGATCCAACTGGTTATTATCTAATCCACTTGAATTGTCAGAATTTTTACGGACTATATCTTTGTTAGTTACTTTGTAAACTAAAAAAGGCGCAGCCTCAACCATCGTCCACCACTTTAAAGCTGGTATAATGTAATTGTCAAGTAAAGTAGTATTTAATGCGCTTACTGAATTTGTACTTACTTGGCTTATTATTTCATCGTATAAACCACTGCCTATAAAGTTTCTAATATGAATCTTTTGCGCTTCTTCAATAGCTATACGGATATATTTTTCATCTACATTAGGATCAACAAATGTGTAATCTTTAATGTATGTTGCTGTTACTAATAATACTGTTGCCATAGTTTATTTTTTTATTCTTACTACATTTTGAACCCAAATATGCCTACAGAATGGTGTTGAAACATCAGTCCCTTTTCGAGTCCACCAACCGCCACGTTCAGACCAAACATCCCAACCTACTATGCCTGATACCTGTTCTATTTGCGCACGTGAAAACATTTTCTTCTGGTTAATTAACTTAACACAAAATTCTCTTGAAGTTTTTAGTAAAGGTTTAAGTCCTGGTCTTGGCTCGTAAGTGTACATGATTTTAATATCTTCTACATTTGAACCTTGCTTTCTTAAAACGTTTTTTGATTCTTCAGTAGGTACTCTTATTGCTTTTTTTTCACCGCCTGTATTCTTAACCTTAGTTTCAATTGCCCCATCTTCAATAAGTCGCTCCATTGCTGTTTCTATTCGCTTTTCAGATACTCTTAATGTATCGGCAATAGTTTTATTGTCAATCAAACTATCTTTGTTTAAAAGCTCTAAAATTGAACGATATAACGTTTTAACATCGCCCTCTAAAATATCAAATGAATAATTTTTTACTTCATGTTCAAATACTGAATCAATACTTTGCGCTCCAAACATAAAACGCTTATCTACTATTTCAAATTTATCGGCATCTTCGCCATGCATCCTGAACACATCTATAATTTCATCAACTTCGCTTTCATTACTTGTAAAGCATTGTTCACAATCATGTTCTTCAAAGTGATGCACCGCACGTGAAACAACTGGCTTTACTTCTTCTTCAATCGGTGGCAATCCGTACATTTCACGTACTTCATTTGTAGTCATTACCTTTATTTTTTCTTCAATAGGTAATTGTTCTTCAATAGGATCTAATTCTTTTAAATAAATACGATTAGCAAATCCTTTTAACTTTAAAAGATAGTTAAAGTCTCTTTCAATTTCTTTTTGGTTAGGTATTATGTAAGTATTTTTATATAACTCATAACTATCGTTAATCTGATCCTTAGTTCCTAACTCACCTGCTGTTTTAATACCAACTAACATTGGATTAGGAATGTGATGCCCTATAATTAATTCTTGAATAACTTGGTCATTAAGTCCATTCAATTGTTCGTCTACGTTTTGAGG